TGGTCGTTCATCGGCTCGCAATTTCTCTAGCGTCAGCGCCGACCACCCCTAAATCGTTGCGCCGCAAGGGATCTCACTGAGTCTCAAATAAGACTCCTGCTAAGACAGTTTAGCGGGGTTTAGTGGGCGTTAACTTAACGCTAGATCGAATTAACTCTGTGCTGGTTACGTTCGCTGAGTTTGCAGCGATCAGAGGATGCACAAAGGCAGCGGTGACACATGCGAGCAAGAGCCGCATCGCTGCTGCAGTGGTGGTGAAGGATGAGAAGAAATGGTTGGACCGTGATCTGGCGTTGGAGCTGTGGAACCGGAACACCGTCGCGAACAATGTGAGCAAGGTGAGTCGGCCTGATCCTGCTGATGCGCCACCGCCACGTGATGCGGCGGAACTGAAGCGGCGTGTGGAGGGGCTGCCGGATGATGCGATCCCTGATCTGAATGAGAGCCGTGCGCGGCGTGAGCACTATCAAGCGGAGCTAGCGAAGCTGCAGGTGACGCAGCAGCGTGGTGAGCTGGTGCCTGCTGATGAGGTGAAGAAAGAAGCGTTCAAGATGGGCCGCAGTGTGCGTGAGGCGCTGGCGAATTTGGCGGATCGTTTGAGCCACCAGCTAGCGGGTGAGGTTGACCCGGTGCGGATCCATCAGGTGCTGACGCAGGAGCACCGTGCAGCGCTGGTGGAGCTGTGTGATGAGTAACGCGTGGCGCGAGGGCTTCCTCGATGGGCTGCGACCTGAGCAGCCGTTGACGGTGAGCGAGTGGGCGGACCGGTATCGGAAGCTGAGCAGCAAGGCAAGCGCTGAGCCTGGCCCATGGCGCACGGATCGGACGCCTTACCTGCGAGAGCCGATGGATTGCCTCAGCAGCGAGAGCCCGGTGCAAAGGGTGGTGATGATGTTCGCGGCGCAGACGGGCAAGACGGAGGCGGGCAGCAACTGGCTGGGGTACGTGATCGACCATGCACCGGGGCCGATGTTGTGCGTGCAGCCGACGATCGAGATGGCGAAGCGGCTGAGCAAACAGCGGCTCGAGAGCATGATCACGGAGACGCCGGTGTTGGCGGCGAAGATCGCGCCTGCTAGGAGCCGTGACTCCGGCAACACGATGTTTAGCAAGGAGTTCAGCGGCGGAATCATGCTGATGGCCGGGGCGAACAGCGCCACCGGGCTGCGATCAGCGCCGTGCCGATATTTGTTCTGCGATGAGGTGGACGCCTTCCCTGCTGATGTGGATGGCGAGGGCGATCCGGTGAGTTTGGCGGAGCGGCGGACGACGACGTTTGCGCGGCGGAAGATTCTGCTCACCAGTACGCCGACCGTGAAGGACTTCAGTCGGATCGAGGCGGAGTATCAGCGGAGCGATCAACGGCGGTTTTATGTGCCGTGTCCCGCGTGCGGCGCGATGGAGTGGTTGAAGTGGGGCCAGCTGAAGTGGGACGACGGCCGGCCGGAGAGTGCGCGATATCAGTGCGAGCACTGCGGCGAGCGGTTCGAGGAGATGCACAAGCCGGCCATGCTGCGCGGCGGTGAGTGGCGTGCGACTGCTGCCAGCAATGGGCGCACGGCTGGGTTTCACCTGAGTGGGTTGTATTCACCGCTGGGGTGGTGCAGCTGGGAGCAGCTGGTGGATGACTTCCTGCGTGCGAAGGGCGATGCCCCTGCGTTGAAGTCATTCGTTAACACGCGGCTGGCAGAGACGTGGGAGGAGGACTACGCGGCGAAGGTGAGCGCTGACGGGCTGCTGGCCAAGCGGCTGGATTACAAGCCCGGCGTCTGCCCTGCTGGCGTGGTGCTGCTGACCGCTGGGGTAGACGTGCAGGACAACCGCTTAGCGGTGAGCGTGTGGGGCTGGGGTGCTGGTGAGACAGGCTGGCTGGTGTGGCATCAGGAGCTGATGGGCGACCCGACGCTGACGGAGGTATGGGGCCAGCTGGATCAGGTGTTGGCTACTGAGTGGGAGACGGAGGGCGGCAAACATCTGAAGGTGGCGCAGATGGCGATCGACTCTGGCGGCCACTGCACGCATGAGGTGTACCGCTACGTCCGGGACCGGGGAGCGCAGGGCGTAGTTGCGATTAAGGGCAGCAGCAGGCGCAACAGCCCGGCGGTTGGCAAGGGCACCAAACAGGATGTGAACTGGCGGGGCAAGGTGATCAAACGCGGGGTGACGCTGTACTCACTGGGCACCGACACGATCAAGACGACGCTGTTCGGCAGGCTGCGCCATAACGAGACGACGGGCGGGCTGCATTTCGGGCTTGCTGCAGACGATGAGTATTTCCGGCAGCTCACGAGTGAGCGGCAGGCGTTGCGGTATCACCGCGGCTTCCCGATTCGGGAATGGGTGAAGAAGGCAGGTGATCGAAACGAGGCGCTTGATTGCGCGGTGTATGGCTACGCAGCGATGTTGATCTATGGGCGGAAGATGAATAAGGCGACCATGTGGGAACAGTTGCGGGTGCAGTTGGAAGAGGGAAAGAAAGCGCCGCTAAGATCGAGGAAGCAACAGCCAGCACCTGCGGCTGGGCCTGGATTCGTCAGCAACTGGTAAGCCGTGAACATCCCCGCGCAAATCAGGGCAGGCGACACGATCCAGTGGCGTGATGTTGAGGCGGTTGACAACCTGGGCAATGCGGTCAGCAGCGCTGACTATGGGCTGACCTATTGGCTGCGCACCAATACAGCAAGCGAAGGCGCAGACGTGGTTGGCACCACGTATGGCACTGGGTGGCAATTCACGATTACGGCAGGCACCAGCGCAGGATTCGATGCTGGCACTTGGTACTGGCAGGCGATCGCTAGCAAGACCGGCTCAGTGATCACGCTGGGCGCGGGTCAGATCGAGGTGTTGCCGGCGCTTAGCTATGCGGGCACACCGGGCGCGTTTGATGGCCGCAGTCAAGCGCAGCAAGATCTTGAGGCTGTGCAGGCTGCGATCCGAGCAATCATCAGCGGGCAGGCCAAGCAGTACAGCATCGGCAGCCGGAGCTTTACGAAGCTGGATCTGGGTGAATTGATGGAGCGCGAAAGTAGGCTGAAGGCTGAAGTGAAACGTGAGCAGATGGCGAGCCTGATCGCTAACGGTCAAGGCAACCCCCACAATCTGTTCGTGAGGTTCTGATGGGATTGCGCACGCGGCTGTTCAAGGCGATGGGGTTTGAGCCTGTGCGGCCTCGTGCGCGGGCGTATCAAGGCGCAAGGGTGAGCCGATTAACGGCTGACTGGGTAACCAGCGGCACGAGCGCCGACAGCGAGATCAAGAGCAGCTTTAAGTCGTTGCGCAATCGTGCGCGGCAGCTTTGCCGTGACAATGACTACGCCCGGCAAGCGCTGCGCAGCATCCAGAACAATGTGATTGGCCACGGCATCAAGCACCAATCACAGGTGCGGATGCAACGCGGCGGGCGATTGGATGAGGCGATCAATGGCCAGATTCACGAGGCATGGGAGAAGTGGATGCACAAGAGCCGCTGTGATGTGAGCGGGCTATTGGGTTTCCACGATATGGAACGCCTGCTGTGCCGCAGCTTGGCGGAGAGCGGTGAAGTGTTTGTGCGGATGATCCGCCAGCCGTTCGGTGGGTCAAAGGTGCCGTTCGCGTTGCAGGTGCTCGAGGCTGACTATCTGATCGATGACGATATCCCGCAGGCCGCGGCCGGTAACACGGTGCGGATGGGCATCGAGGTGGATGGCTACCTACGGCCGCAGGCGTATCACTTCTATGCCAACCATCCGGGTGATACGTATGCAGGCAATTCGCGTACCAATGCGAAGCGCGTGCGCGTACCTGCTAATGAGTGCATACACCTTTTCCTCCCTGAGCGCCCCGGCCAGACACGAGGAGTCACTTGGTTCGCCTCGGCGCTGATGCGGCTGCACATGCTGCAGGGTTATGAGGAGGCCGAGGTGGTACGGGCTCGGGCCAGCAGTGCGCTGATGGGTTTCATCAGCAGCCCTGAGGGTGAGCTGATGGGTGACGAGATCTACGAGGGCGACCGCGTGAGCGAGTTCACGCCGGGCGTGTTCAAGTATTTGGCGCCTGGTGAGAGCGTGACGGTGCCGGACCTAAACGCACCTGATGGCCAGCTGGAACCATTCACACGCTCGATGCTGCGTGCTGTGGCGGCTGGCGTTGGTGTGTCGTTTGAGAGCATCAGCAAGAACTTCTCAGAGAGCAACTACAGCAGCAGCCGGCTGAGCCTGCTGGAGGAGCGCGACACGTACAAGGTGCTGCAGCGGTTCTTCATTGAAAACTTCCATCAGATCGTCTACGAGAACTGGCTCGAGATGGCGGTGCTGAGCGGTGCATTGAACCTGCCGGCGTATGAGACAAACCCAGACCGCTACCGCGCCAGCCGCTGGATCCCGCGCAGCTGGGAGTGGGTTGATCCACAGAAGGAAGTGAACGCATACAAGGATGCGGTGCGCTGCGGCTTCAAGACGCTTGGCCAGGTGATCAGCGAGCAGGGCGGCGATCTCGATGATGTGCTGATGGCACGTCAGGCTGAGCTGGCGATGTTGGATGAGATGGGCATCGTCGTTGACACCGATCCGAGTGAGGTGACGATCGGCGGCAATGCTCAGCCGCCGTTGTATCAGGACGCGATGCCTGCGTTTCAAGAGACGGATGCGCCGATGGAAGAGGAAGAATACGAAGAGCAATCAGTGCTCGAGGATCCCACCGAAGGGCCAGAGGACTGATGGCAACTGTTGCCGGCACTGATGTTGACCTGATGCCTACTGAAGGCATGAGGGAAGAGGCGCAGCGGTATCGGGATTGGAAAGCAGAGGGCAAGGCTGGCGGCACTGAGGTGGCCGCGGCCAGGGCGCGTCAGATCCTGAGCGGTGATGAGCTGAGCCCTGACACCGTGATCACGATGGCGGCATGGTTTGCACGCCATGAGGTTGATAAGCAGGGCGAGGGATTCAGCCCGGGAGAGGATGGCTATCCATCAGCGGGCCGCGTTGCATGGGCCGCATGGGGTGGTGATGCTGGCCAGACATGGGCCAATGAGAAGGCAGATAGAATCAAGGCATTGCAGGATAGGCAAATGGAAGAGGCGCGCCCTTATCCAAATGAACATGCAGCGCGATTGACTGATCCTGATCAGTACGACGAACTGCGTCGCGAGAATGATGCAGGCGGCAACGGCGTTGACTTCATCTACGGCATCAAGGAAGGCGTGAGCGAGATCCAAGCGGTGCGGTTTGATGCGCAGGAGTTCAGCCCAGCAGAGGCGCGCACATGGCTGAGCGAACACGATATGGATCCGATTGAGTTCGAGGAGGCAACGGGCGAGGAGCGCACCATGCCCGGCCTCGGCCGCCATCAGCGGGCAGAGATCACAACCTTCGATGAGGTTGAGGATCGCACCTATGAGTTTCCGTTCAGCTCTGAGTATCCGGTCGCCCGCTACTTCGGCAACGAGATCCTGAGCCACGATGTGAAGGCTGCAGACCTGAGCCGCCTGAACGATGGTGCGCCGCTGCTGTTCAATCACAACCCCGACAAGGTGATCGGTGTTGTGGAGCGAGCCTATATCGATGGAAAGAAACGCCGGGGTTATGCACGGGTGCGGTTCAGCCGCAATCCGTTCGCTCAGGAAGTCCTGAGTGATGTGAAGGATGGCGTTCTTAGGAATGTCTCCTTTGGCTACTCCATCGACAAAATGGAGGAGCGCGGCAGCGGTGACTTTGTTGCCACTGCCTGGTCTCCTTATGAGGTTTCTGTTGTCTCGGTGCCGGCTGATCCCGGCGTTGGGATCGGCAGATCCTTAGAGGCCGAGCAAGCTGCCTCGGCAGCACCTACACCTGATCCCATTCCTGCAATGGAAAACACCACCCCTGATCTGGCAGTGGTGCGGGCCGAAGCCGCTGAGGCTGAGCGCTCCCGCATCGCTGGCATTTCTGCACTGTGCGACAAGCACAACATGGCCGATCTCGGCCGCCAGCTGATCGAGTCTGGTCGTTCTATCGACGATGCTCGCGCTGCTGTGCTCGACAACCTCGACACCAAACAGGAGCCCGTCACCATGAGCGCCGCTGAAATCGGCCTTACCGCACAGGAGAGCCGCAGCTTCTCCTTCCTGCGTGCCATTAACTATCTGTCCAACCCGACCGATCGCGCTGCCCGTGAGGCTGCCGCGTTTGAGATCGAAGCCTCCGAGGCTGCTGCCGCAAAGCTCGGCCGTCAGTCCCGTGGCATTACCGTGCCCCAGGAAGTGCTGCGCCGCGACCTGAATGTGGGTGCTGCTACCGCCGGCGGCAACCTTGTTGCTACCGAGCTGGACGCTGGCAGCTTCATCGATCTGCTGCGCAACGCCTCTGCTCTGGATCAGGCAGGCGCCACCGTGCTGACCGGCCTGACCGGCAACGTGGCAATCCCCCGCCAATCCGGTGCTGCTACCGCCTACTGGGTCGCTGAGTCCGGTTCCCCCACCGAATCCCAGCAGACCGTCGATCAGGTCTCATTGGTGCCCCGGACTTGCGCGGCCTATACGGACTTCAGCCGTCGTCTGATGATCCAGTCCTCCATCGATGTGGAGAACATGGTGCGCAACGACCTGGCCCGCGTGATCGCCCTCAAGATCGACGCCGCTGGTCTGTACGGCACCGGCTCCAGCAACGAGCCCTTGGGTTTGAAGAACACCACCGGCATCGGCACTGAAGACTTCGCTGCTGATGCTCCTACCTTTGCTGAGGTGGTGGCACTAGAAAGCGACGTGGCTACCGCCAACGCTCTGCTGGGTTCCCCGGTGTATCTGATGAACGCTGCCATGCGCGGCAACCTGAAGACCACCAAGAAGGATGCAGGCTCCGGCATCTTCATCATGGAGAACGGCGAAGTTAATGGCTATGCCGGTGTGCTCTCTAACCAAGTGGCTTCTGGCGATCTCTGGTTCGGCAACTTCGCCGACCTGATCATCGGTTACTTCTCCGGCCTGGACATCATGGTGGATCCCTACACCCACAGCACCTCCGGGACTGTGCGCGTGGTGGCTCTGCAGGATGTGGACATTGCCGTCCGTCACCCTGAATCCTTCAGCCGCGGCAACAACACCCTCTGATTATGTTGATCAAGGTCTTACGGCAAACCGTGCTGGCAGGCCAGGTTGTTCGGATTGGGGATGTTCTTGAGGCATCCCCTTCCGACGCCAAACTTCTGATCGGCATTGGCAAAGCTATTGCGGCTGCCGCTGCGGTGGCCGAGGTGGTTGAGGAAATTACTCAACCTGCACCCAAACCCACTACCCCCCGACGGAGGGCTAAACAATGACCATCCACAACCTCGGATCAAAAACCACGATTCTCGGCCTGCTCCGCAACGATGTTGTGAGCGCAACTGGGACCGGCTCTGCCATCGATCTGCAGGGCTACGAAGGCGACATGGCTGTGCTGCTGGACGCCGAAGCTGGCGGTGCTGGCATCACCTACGCCGTGAAGCTGACCGAATCCGACACTTCCGGTGGTTCCTACACCGATGTGACCGGCGGTGCCTTCACCACCACCTCCGCTAACACTGCCTCGCTGCAGAAGATCTACGTCAACGTGACGAACCTCAAACGTTTCGTCAAAGTGTCGATCACTGTGGCCGGTGGCACCGGTGCTGGCGCTGTTGCAGTGCTCGGCCTTGCTTCCGCTAAGTACGGCTGATCATGGCACTGACTGAGGATCTGGATGTATTCCTCGCAGATTTCGGCGTCAGCTGCACGGCTGGCGCTGTCACTGCAAAGGGAATCCTGGACATGCCAAGCCAGGTATTCAGCGATGGGATGGTGCTGAGCACTGACTACACGCTGACGGCCAGAACCTCAAACTTTGGCAGTCTCATCCGCGGCGATTCAATCACTGTGGATGGGACTGCTTATACCGTCAGAGAGGCCATGCTGATGGATGACGGCAAGTTTGTGCAACTTGGATTGCAAAAGACATGAGCGGTCCCTTCAAGGTCAACACTCGCAGCCAGTGGACTGCACTGAACCCTGTGCTGCTCGCAGGGGAGCCTGGCCTTGAGAGCAACACGCAGAATCTAAAGATCGGCGATGGCCTGACGCCTTGGAATAAGTTGTCGTATCACGGCTGTCCAGGTTATTGGGGATCGTTCTGGGATGAGACCACCCAGACCGCCGCGGCGATCAATACTGCTTATGCAATCAAGCTGCGCTCAGTGGATCTGAGTAGCCGTGGAATCAAGATGGTCTCGGATAGTCGCATCACTGTTGACCATCCAGGCGTTTATAGCGTCACCTTCTCGATCCAGTTTGCCAATGCCGACACGCAGATTCACGATGCGAATGTCTGGCTGCGGAAGAATGACAGCGGCAGCAGTGGTGATGTTGCTGCGACCGATAGTCGTTTTAGCATCACAGCAAGCCACGGCGGCGTAAGCGGCAATGTGATCGGCACGGTGAATTTTGTGCTTCCCTTGGTGGCGAATGACTACATCGAACTGATGTGGGCCACCACCAATACAGCGGTTTCGATCTTGGCTGAGGCTGCGCAGACCACCCCGCTAGCGCATCCCAGCATTCCCGGCATCATCTGCACAGTGGTGCAGGTTGCCTCGGCATAACGATGACTACCAAGCGCGAACAGGTACTCACGGCGATCCGCACGGCGCTCACCGGAACCACGGGCGTCAGCACCCGGATCTATCGCAGCAGGGTCGAACCGCTGGCCAGGCAGGAAAGCCCGGCGATCGTGGTCGAGCCTGTCAGTGATACAGCGGAGCAAAACACCAGCCTCCCCACGTTGGATTGGAGCTTGACGGTTCGTATTGCCGTGATCGTGCGCGGCAATATCCCTGATCAGCTGGCTGATCCTATTGTGGCCAGTGCGCACAGCAAAATCATGGCTGACCTAACGCTGGGCGGTTATGCCATTGATGTGCAGCCGTTATCGGTCAGTTTTGACTTTGTGGAAGCCGACCAACCAAGCGGCGTGATCGCCTGCGATTACCTAGTCCGCTATCGCACAAGTGTGACGGATCTGTCCAGCTAGGATGGTGCTAAAAGGGCCAGAACAATGCCGCTCTTAAGCCGTAAGCGCCTGCTGCTGACGAAGATCGAGTCGACCTACGCGACCGATTCGAGCCCGGCCGGCACTGACGCGGTTCTGGTCCGCAATCTTGAGATCACACCGATCGAAGCTGACACCGTAAGCCGCGATCTGATCCGCCCTTATTTGGGCCACAGCCAGCAGATCCTGAGCCAGGCTCGCGTGTCGATCACGTTTGAGGTGGAGCTGGCAGGTTCTGGTACCTCTGGCACTGCTTCCCGCGTGGATTCGCTGCTGCGTGCTTGCGGCATGGCAGCCACCACCACCAGCTCGGATGTGACCGGTACGGCTCAGGCCGGCTCCGCTGGCAGCATCACCTTGGCGGCAGGTGCCAGCAGCACAGACGACTACTACAGCGGCATGGTGATCACCCTTACGGGCGGCACCGGTAGTGGCAGCAAGGGTGTGATCACGGATTACGTGGGCAGCACCAAGGTTGCAACGGTGCAGAAATCGACTACGGCCTTCACGCCCGATGGCACCAGCACCTACAGCATTGAGTCGAACGTGCGCTATCGCCCGGTGAGCACCGGTTTCGAGAGCGCCACGATCTACTTCAACAACGACGGCATCCTGCACAAGGCAACCGGCTGCCGCGGCACCTTCACGATGAACTGCGAAGTGGGGCAAATCCCCACGCTGGCGTTCACCATGACGGGCATCTACAACGCCCCGACGGATACCGCTGCACCTGCCACCACCTACAGCGATCAGGCGACCCCGCTGATCTTCAAGGCTGGCAACACCTCGGCTGTTTCAGTGCTCGGCTATGCCGACTGCTGCCTGATGTCTGTCAACCTCGACATCGCCAATGAGATCGTCTACCGCGAGCTGGTGGGCTGCAGCAAGCAGGTGCTGATCACGAACCGCGCCCCCGCTGGCGAGGTGATGATCGAGGCGCCGACCATTGCGGCCAAGGATTACTTCACCATCGCCAACAACGACACCACCGGCCTGCTGACCTTTATGCACGGCACCACTGCCGGCAATCAGGTGACGATGCTGGCCCCGATCGTGGACATCCTGAACCCGACCTATTCGGACTCGGATGGCATCCAGATGCTGACCTTGCCCTATGTGGCAATCCCAAGCAGCGCCGGCAACGACGAACTTACGTTGACCTTCAGCTGATTGCATCCCATAGTGGGCTGAGCGATAACGTTCAGCCCTTTGGCTTTTGTTCTCAAGCAGTCCGATAGCTACAGCTGGCCAGTCACGCTGCGGATGCCTGCTGATGGTGGCAAGCGTGAGAAGGCAACCTTTAGCGCAGTGTTCAAGCGGCTGAGTCAAAGCCGGATCAATGAGATCCAAACCGAGGTGCAGCGGCGTGTGAAGGCCGCCGAAGCTGGCGAGGATGTGCGCGGCAGCATCAGCGACGTGTCACTGGCTGATGAGATTTTGGTCGGTTGGGATGATGTGACCGACGGCGACGGTGAGCCGGTGCCCTTCAGCAAGGGCGCAAAAACGCAACTGCTCGAGGTGCCCATGCTGGCTAGCGCCATCATCGAGGCGTATTTCGAGTCGCTGGTGGAGCAGAAGCGAAAAAACTGATCGGCGCCGCTGAGTATTGGGCGGGCGGCGCAACGATTGACGACACCGCAGCAGATGCCGCATTGATGGGCATCGAGCTGCCAGAGCCAGATGAGCCAGAGCACTATGAGGTAGAGCCTGATGCGTGGCCAGCGCTGCAGGTATTCCTCACGGTGCAGACGCAATGGCGCAGCGGACCGAGCGGCCTGCTCGGATTGGATTACAACGCAGTGCGCTGGGTGATGGAACTGCAGCGGATCGCTGATCCGTTGGCGGTGCTGGATGATCTGCAGACCATCGAAGCTAGAGTGGTGGAGATCGTGAACGAGCGCAGGGATTGAGCCATGGCCCTGGATATGACCACGGCGCTGACTATCAAAGCCAAGGTCACCGGGGAGAATGAGATCAATGGCCTGAACAATGCGCTAGGCAAGACGGCAACGCAGGCCAAGGCGGCCAGCAATGCGTTCTCAGGCTTCAAGGGTCTTGGTGCATTGGTGCCTGCTGCTGCGATTGCAGGCATAACGGCACTGGCCAAGGGTGCGATTGATACGGCAGATAATCTGAATGATCTCAGCATTCGCACAGGCGTTGCGGTTGAAAGCCTGAGCCGCTTTGGTGCAGCGGCAGAAGATAGTGGTAGCACTATTGATGAAGTTGGCAAGGCGATGGGACGCCTTGCCCGTGGGATTGTTGACCCTGCATCAGCAACATCGGAAGCGCTCGGCAAGATCGGTGTGGCAACCCGTGACGCACGCGGCAATATCCTGAGCCTTGATGAGATCATGCTCGGCGTGGCGGATAAGTTCGCCAAGATGCCAGATGGTGCCGAAAAGACGGCGCTAGCGATGGATCTCTTCGGCAAAAGCGGTGCCAATCTGATTCCGATGTTGAATCAGGGCCGTGATGCGCTCAGTCAATACGCCGCGACTATCGACACGGAAATGGCGCAAGCGGCTGATCAGTTCAATGATTCACTCAACAACATCGCGCGATCTATTGCGGGGCCATTCAATGAAGCGGTCACGGCATTGCTGCCATTGATCACAAGCATTGCCGAGGGATTGGCCACATTGATCCGGGATCTGATGCCGGTGTTGCAGCCGATGATTGAGAAGGCTGTCGCGGTAATCATTCAGATCGTGGAGGCAATCAAGCAGATGCCTCCTGGCCTGCAGCAGATTGTTGTTGGAGTTGGCGCTGTAGCCGCGGCCTTTGTTGTATTGGCTCCAACAATCATGACGATCATCAATATCGGCAAAGCCATCGGCGGATTGATCACAATCCTCACGGGCAGCGGTGGATTCCTGTCTGCCATCGCTGCGGTGTTCACTGGGCCGGTCGGATGGGCGGCGTTGTTGATCGCCGCAGGCTTTGCGATCTACGCCTTCCGCGACAAGATAGGCGATGCGCTCAAGGCTGTCGGCAAGTTCTTCTCTGATCAGATCAAAGTCTTCAACGACCATCTGGTCAAACCGATCATGGATGGCGCCAAGGCTGTGGTTCGCGGCATTGGCGACGCTTTCAAGGGTTTGGCTGATGCCATGCGTGGGCCGTTTGAAGCTGTTGGCCGCTTCATTAAGTCGATCTTCAACGGTTACATCGGGCTGGTTGAGAAGTTCATCAATAGCGCAATCAGCGGCATCAATAACCTGATCGCTGGTGCCAATCGTGCGCTATCGGCGCTGAAGTTGCCCAACATCCCAACGGTGACGGAAGTGCGCCTGCCGCGCTTCGCCACCGGTGGAGTGGTGGACAAGCCAACCGTGGCGTTGGTGGGTGAAGGCCGCGAGCGTGAGTACATCGTGCCCGAATCCAAGATGGGCCGCGCTGCATTGAACTATCTGATGGGCAAGCGTGGCGATGCGGTGCTGCGCAATGAAGGCGGCCGCACTGGCCGCGCTAGCGCCAGCCAAGGCAACACCACCATTCAGGTGCAGACTGGCCCGGTGCTGCAGCAGAACGGCCAGCGGTACGTGACCATCGAAGATCTTGAGCGGTCGCTGCAATCGTTGGCGTCCAACCTGCTGGGCAATAGCCGCTCCTACGCCGGGCGGCGTTATCAGGGGCTGGCCTAATGAGCAATAGAGGACAAGCGCAATACCTGCGCATCTACAACGGTGCGACCAACTACGAGCGGTTTCAGAGTTACTACGTGAACGAAGCTGTCACATGGGACAGCGCCACTTGGGAGTATCAGCCATTCGTGGTGAATGGACTGATTGGCGGCACGCCCGGCACCGACGTTGGCATCACGATCGACATCCCAGCAACTGAGACGCTACTGCAAACCTTTAAGGATGCGTTGAACTTCAACCGGCTTTGCGAGATCAAGCTCTACGAGTTCGACACGCGCCTAAGCAATGCTGCGCCGCAGGCCGGCCAGCTGTTGATCGGCGTCTACGTTGGCGAGGTGATCAGCATGGGCGGCAGCTTCTCATTGCTGACCGTGCGGCTGGGTTCTACGCTTGCGCCAGTGGGTGCGCAGGTGCCACCGCGTAAGTTCAACAACCACCTAGTGG